ATCTGAACAACGTTTTTACCCATCAAATACGCAGTGTTTGCCATTCTAGTCATAATAGTTGTTTTACCAACACCAAATGCTGCTAAAATAACACCCAATTCACCCTTAGATAATCCTCCACCCATAAGGTTATCGATTCCCGTCAAACCTGTTGCGATAGGGCTTCTAAAATCTTCCGATAGCACATCTTCAATAGCGTGAAATATATCAACACCTTCATCCTTCTCTGTACCTACTGATATAGCCTGTTTTACTAATTCTTCACACTCTTCATATCTGTCAAAATCTCCATTGTCTAATATCTTTTGGATTTTCTGAGTAGCCTTCTTAAGTTCTTGTTGTTTGCAGAATTTAATGGCAACATCTTGTATGTGTAAACAGTCTTTATTATCAGATTCTTTCACCTCTTTAATTAATTCAACTGCCGATTCTCTTGCTATTTCTCTACGGACTTGTGTTTTAATTATATTAAAGATAGTTTCATAAGAAGGTATTGTTTCATACTTTTCATAGTAATCTTTCAAACTAGCCACAATTAGTCTCATATATTCATTATCAAAATAGTTGGGATCAACTATTGAAATGATGGTTTCTGAAAATTTATGATCTTCCACTAATTGTTTTACTAACTTTACTTGAAAACTATAGCCTAAATAGCCTAAGTTAATACTCTCATTTTTCGCCATTCTTATTTCTGATTTTAGTTATTAATAAATATGCCATCTAGGTTATAACCGCAGTAATTTTTTGTATATTCTTCCATACTTAATCCCTGTTGCAAATAATCAATGATTTTAGGGATAATTTTTCTTATGTCCACATCATATCTTACAGTTGGTGGGTAATCGTTACCACTAAAAATTCTTTCACATATAACTCTATCGTTAACTTTTAACTGAAAAGTGAAGAAGTCTTCATTGTCGTATATACCAACCTTATCTGTTTCTTCTGCCGTAGTATAATAGTTAGAAAACTTTTCCATATAATCGTATGTATTATTTTTAAAGTGTTCTCTAATAACCTCCACTGCACTGTCTACTACCTCTTTTACTTCATAAGATAAAAGGGAGTCTCTATTGAAATTTCTAATATTAAAATTTCTTCCTACAATTGGGTTTCCGTTAATCATAAATAAAAATTCATACGGATAACTTTGATAATTTTGTTGATTTTTTTTCATTTTTTTAAACATTAATTTGAGTGAAATAACTCTTTTCTTTTTTTATTATCGATAGAAATGGTTGTAAGAAATTTATATAACCATCACTACCACCAGGAATCGCCATCATCAGTCCGTCTTCTATCATCATTTTGATGACATTTTTTACCTCCCTTCCTTCAGGATCTATGGAAGTGTTAAAAATATAATCTAATTCATTTTTAGTTGATTCGTTTAATAACGGTTTTTTTAGGTTTATAATTTTTTCATTGACTTCATAAATCATATCCTTTTGTGAACCTTTAGTGACTTTATTAAGGATATTATCAAGTGATTTCAATCTGTTCTTTCTTTCGTTTTGTATAGTTACAATTTTACTAAAAATATATTCTAAAGTCAAAGTTTTTTCACTTATTTCAGGAAAAAAGTTAACTAAAGTTTTTTCACTGACACCTTGTATACCTTTTATACAATCACTATTATCACCTGTAATGATTTTTATTAATTTAAGATTGGATGGGTGGTGGTTAAAGTATGTTAAATAATTATCTTGTGTAACTATTTTCTTTAGGTTTAATACATATACACCAACCCTATCACCTATTAATTGACATAGGTCTCTATCATTACTCATTATCACTACTTTCTCATCATCTGACATATTTTGAACATAGTAACCAATACAATCATCGGCTTCTATTATTTCATCCTTATACTGTCTTATGAAAAGTTCTTCACAATAAGAAATAACTCTTTCTTTTTGAAGATATAACTCTAAATCAGAGGGTGGTTGTTCCTCATAGAAATTTTTACCTCTATTAGATTTATATTCTTTGTAGATATCATATCTTAATCTACCACTGAATGGTCCGTCCCAAAAAACATATACTCTATCGAATTTATACTCATTTAACATTTTCCTAACCATAGTTAGAAACTGAAAAATACCGCCTATATGGGTGTCTTTATAGTAAAGATCTTTAGCCCCATGATAGGCAGTTTTAATCAACGAGTCTCCATCAACAACAAGTGTTTTTTTAAATTTTTTCTTTTTTTCTGAGAATTTCACACATTCTTTATTGAAGGTTCAACAATCAATCGTCAGAGTAATCTACAGGAGACTCAATTACGTTGTCTTCAACTACATCAAAAGATGTGTCATCAAATATACCACCAAATACCTCAGCCCAATAATCTTTGTTATCGGATTTGTATTGATCGATTTCTTTTTTATCATCTTCAATGAAACCGTGTGTGGTTGCAAGTATTTTGTTATCTGCGTAACCTAAACCATTCATATGGTTCTTATGGATACCCACTTTAGTTCTAATTGCGAAATTAACTTTTCTACCCTTATTAGTTGCAGAAAGTTTAGATACACCAGAACTCTTTTGATTTCCAAACAGAAATACTAATGCACAAGATAGATAAATAGAATTACCCCCTTTAGGCGCAATTGTTGGTTGTCCAAATGGGTTATCAGGTAATGCCACCCAAGGTTGGTTTACAAATACCATTGTGTTGGTGTATGGATAACTCTCTTTTCTAGAAGATGTTATTCTTTGAGCCAATCCCATTCCCCATTTTTCAGATATTACTCTAGCAGTGTGTTGGTTTCCACCTTTACCGTCAAAACTCATTTGACAAGGTATTGTACCAATAGAATCCCATAAAAATACAATTTCGTAAGGTATTTCACCACTCTTTTGAGCGTCTAATACTTCAGTAACATATTGAAATGCTTGTTCTATATAATCAAACCCTAGTTTATAAAGTAGGAATCCATCCCAATATGCAGAAACTTCACCTGTAGATTCATCAATTTCTTCAATATACTCTGTTTTCAACCCCATTTGTTTGGCGTGTTCAAAACTGAATTTTTGTTCCGTAATAATGAATACAGGTAGGATATTTTTCTTTTGTGCGTCTACTGCAGTTTGTAAAAGTGCAGTTGTTTTACCAGTGTCTGAATGACCTAGTAACATATTAACCTGACCCATAGCAGGTCCAGGTAGTCCAGTCGCCTTTTGAAAGGCTTCCCCTAGATCAAAGTACCTTTGTTCTTTGTACTTCTCACTAGAGGAAAACTTCTTTCTTATAGACGAAAAATCAGATACTTTTTTCTTAAGTGGTTGTTTCGCCATAATATTTATTAAAATGGTAATTCATCATCATCACCATCTAAAGACGTTGACTCAACATTGGGAGTATCTAATTCATCATCACCGTAATCATCTTCAAATGATTTAGTAGTCTCAGTTCTCATGAAATTAATTTCTTCTGTCAAAGACGCAGTTTCTTTTTCTTCTTTGTCTTCTTCAGCAACAAACTTCTTCTGTTCTGAATCCCAAATAGGTGTTTTGTTAGTCGCAACAATATTTAAGTATTCTTGCGTCTTCTTAGAATAAACATCTCTATGTGTTTCATCGTTGTTAAACCAATCATTCGCCTTTTCTTTGTCCTTAGTAAGGATAGACGAATCATCCGACATAATAGAATTTACAACACTATGATTTTTGTCGTTTCTTCCTGTAGTGATAATAATATCTCTCCCTTCTCTAGGATCAGTAATATCACCTTTTAATTTAAACAACGGGATAATTTTATCCATAATACCGTCACCAGTATATTTGTGTTTAAATCTCCAAAATTTAACTCCGTGATCTTCATTCTCTCTGTCAATACCTTTAACTACATAGAATTTTCTAGGTATGAAGTCTTTCGCTAAACTCTTAGCCTTTTCTGAACCATCTTCATATAAGGCATCTTTAGCCTCACATAGTGGACAGTGTTCACCATCGTTTAAATGGTTACAATAAATTTTATCCCAACTACCATTAACTAATTTTTCGTGATAGTATACCTCCGTAAATGGGGAACTACCGTCTTTTTTAGGTAAGATTCGGAATGTTTTTGTGTGGGATTTTACCCCTTTAGGTAGTTTCTCACTGAAGTACTTTTTAAGTCTGTCTTCGTTAGAGAGTTTTTTACCACTTTTCGCTGGCTCAGTGTTTTTTTCGTACTGAGACAGAATTGCATCTAAAGTATTACTCATTGTATAAAAATTTTAAATTATACACAATTATACTAACAATAATCCAAAAAGTCAATAAAAAACGGGGTTTTTAGTTATCTTCTTCTGTTTTACTAAATGTAAAAGATTTTCTTATGTCTTTTTCATTATAGTTATCGACATCACTTTGTTTAAGAACGAATTCCTCCTCTTCTTCTTCAGTCGCCTCATAACCTTCTTTGTCTTTCCAAAAATCAGTTAACTTAATACTATATGGAAAAGAATCCATAGATCTCATTTCTAGTCTTTCAACTGGAGTTGGGTTTCTTTTCTCAATTTCTTTTTCTAAGTCATCAATTTTATTGATTACGTTATCCATACCAGAAACTTGATTTTCTAATTCAGATAATTTACTCAATAACTCATCCATTTTACTACTCATACCTTCTACAGAAGTTTTTGTTTCCTCTGTTTTATCTACAATATCTGTAACATCTACTTCAACTGAACCATCATCTGTTGCAGTACTTGCCTCAGGAGTCTCAGTTGCAGGTTCATCTGCATCAACATCTTCTACTTCCGCATCACCTGCCAATGGCTCAGTTTCTGTTGTTTCACCACCTTCTTCAGGTGCGGGTGTTGCACCATCCTCAGGTGCAGTTTCATCTCCACCTAATGACATAAAAGGATCATCGGTTGCTTCACCTGCAGGATCTTGTTCTGTAATGTATTGATCGTCAGTAAGAAGATTTCCCTCTTCTTCTTTTTCATTTTCAGGTACATAAAATGTGTACTCTAATAATTGTTTATATCTTTTTAATTCCTCAGAAAGTACTTTTTTGTTCATATCACATTAATAGTTGTCTACCGTCATTAGTTTTATATATCTTATTTACTCTCTCCACAATTTCTTTTCCATCATTAATAAGACATTCATCACCAACACACTCTTCTTTTTTGGTGTTATTATCGTTTAAAAAATCATTTAGTGATTTTTCTAAATTTTCATTTTTTTTAGTATTTCTATTTGTTTCCATAATACTTTTATTATATAAATATTGTGATATTAAGAAAAAT